GGGCAGAACCAAATTAGAAGAGTGGAGAGATCAAGGTAAATTCCAGTATCAGCAATCTGGAAAAGGCGGGAAATACCTTTACAATCTGGAAGATGTTCAGAGGTTTTGTCAATCAATGCAAAAATAAAAAGCACCCGAAAAATCAGGCGCTTAACAAAATTACTAAAACAATTATAACACAAGGAGGCCGCACATGGCAATATCTAGAGATATGACAGCCACAGAAGCAAATATCCTTAACTACATCAAAAAATACGCAACAAACGAAATGCCAGTTACAGCATTTCAGCTCAGAAAAAAATTTCACTGTGGCAAGAGAACGATAGAAAACATCATTGAAAGCTTGCGTGTAAATTTTGGGCATCCCATAGTTGCAAAGAAGAGAAAACCCAATGGGTATTACCTTCCTAAAAATGATGAAGAACGGAATGAGGGCTTGGCACCATATAAGCGCCAAATCTTGACGGAACAAAAGAACCTGGCAGCAATTATGGCTGTCAACTTAAACGAATACTGGAGGAATTAAAAATGTTACTAGAAATTATTATTGCTTTGTTGATCATGGTGATCTTGCTTCAAATGATTATCATCAGCGCAATCAGTGAACGATGCAAAGAGTCAAAACGTGAACTCAAAAAAATGATTCAAGAACAACAACGCATCCAAGAAGCACGGGAAGCAATGCGCTTCGGTTATCGCAGATAGGAGTTATTAAATGGCAGAAAATATGAATGTACTGCCTCATGATCTTCTAGCCGAACAAGCTGTGTTAGGTTCAATTTTCCTTGATCCTGATAAGATTCACATTGCTTCCGAATATTTGACAAAGGATAGTTTCTTCAAGTTATCTCATGGGATGCTCTTCAACATTATGCAGGAGCTATCAGACAAGGGAGACCCAATTGATCCCGTATCTGTCAAATCCGCCCTTGATTCTAGTGGGCAATTTGAGCAAGTCGGAGGAATGGCATTTCTTGCAAGTCTGATCAATGCAGTTCCTACAAGCGCCCACATTGAACACTATTCAAAAGTAGTTGCTGAAAAGTCAAGAGCCAGAAAAGTCATTGAAGATCTGAGCCAGAGCATTTCAAGCGTTTACGATGGTCAAAAAGATTTGAATGAGATCCTTTCTCAAACTGAGCAGAATTTGTCAACAATTTCAAACGAGCAGAAAAAAGGATTCAAGCCCATCATTGATGTGATTGATTCAACACAATCTATTCTAGATGAACGCTCTCAGAAAGTTGGTGATGTGACAGGAACTTCAACAGGCTTCACTGATTTTGACCAAATCACAACAGGCCTTCATGAAGATAACTTGATCATTATCGCTGCAAGGCCTGCAATGGGGAAGACAGCGTTCGCCCTGAACATCGCTCAGAACGTGGCAAAAAGTTCAGATAAAGCAGTAGCAATCTTCTCACTTGAGATGGGAGCAGAAAGCTTGGTGGAGCGTATGCTGTCAGCAGAAGGCTTGATTCCATCGTATCATGTCAGAACAGGGAATCTCTCTGAGAGCGAATGGCGCAGAATGATTTCAGCACAGGAACGACTAGCAAAAGGGAAGATCTTCATTGATGATACAGCAGGAATCAGTATTTCAGAAATTAGATCAAAGGCCAAAAGACTAGCTCAAGAGAATGGCGGTTTAGGATTGATTGTGATTGACTATCTTCAACTGATCGAAGGAAGGGGAAGAGAAAACAGACAACAGGAAGTCTCCGAAATTTCAAGACAATTGAAGATTATAGCCAAAGAATTGAAAGTCCCTGTCATCGCTCTCAGTCAGTTATCTCGTGGAGTTGATCAACGGAATGACAAGAGACCTATACTGTCAGACTTGAGGGAATCTGGATCAATTGAGCAGGATGCTGATATAGTAGCTTTTCTTTACAGAGAAGCTTACTACAAGCGTGATGAACAAGAAGAACCAGACAATGTGACAGAACTCATCCTTGAGAAGAACAGGCATGGAAGCCTTGGGACTGTCCAGCTATACTTTCTCAAAGAATATGCAAAATTTGCAAACAAGGAGGCCTAATGGATGGTAACTGAGAACCGTAGATATTACTGGTTACAATTAAAAGATGACTTCTTCAATTCCAAAGAAATGAAGTTGATGAGAAAGCTTCCCGGTGGAGAAGAAATCACAATCATCTATTTGAAGATGATGCTTGCAAGTCTAGCTGAACAAGGGAAGCTGTATTTTGAAGGATTAGCTGAAGATCTAGCTGAAGAATTATCACTCATCATTGATGAGGATCCGGAAGCAATCAGATTGACATTGATGTTCTTAACTAAGAAGAAATTGTTGACAACATCAGACAATTACCAGTTCAATCTTGAACAAGTTCCTGAAATGGTAGGCAGTGAAACCGCAAGCACCCGTAGATCTCGTAAGCATCGAGAAACGCAAAAAGCGTTGCAATGCAACACCACTGCAACAAAAGGCAACGGAGATATAGATATAGATATAGATATAGATAAGGGGCAGAAGCCCCAATCAGATGTCTATGAAGAAATTATCAAATATCTGAATGAGAAAACTGGTTCACATTTTAAACCAACTAGCAAGTCAACGCAAAGGCTGATCAATGGAAGATTAAGTGAGAACTACACAATTGAAGACTTCAAATATGTGATTGATGTTAAGACAAACGAATGGAAGGACAACACAAAGATGTCTAAATACTTAACACCAGATACACTCTTCAATGCTAGTAAGTTTGAAAAATACCGCAATCAGCAAATGCCTAAACAGCCAAATGTTCAGAAGCAAGATGAAAGGTTGGGATTCTAATGAATGAAGAAATTGCATCTTGTGAGAAACATGGCTGTCAGATCCAGCATGCAAAAGTAAAAATCAGTGGATCAGAACAAATCATTGCAATTTGTCCTGAATGTGAAAAAGAAGAAATCCTGAAGATGGAATCTCTCTTGAGACAGGAAGCGAAAATCAAAGCCCTCTTGTCTCACACTTATAAAGTATTTGAAAGAGAGAGCATCTATTCTCAAGAGTTGAGTGATAAAACATTAGAGAATTATGTAGCAGATAATCCAACCAATGAACAAGCTCTCAACTTTATGAAACGGATGCTGAGAGATTATCTGAAGTTTGAAACAGGGAATGTGATCCTAAGTGGACCTCCTGGAATCGGAAAGAGTCATCTGTCTATTGGATTAGCAAAAGCATTGAATGAGCAATCAAAAGAATGTGAGAATCCAAAAAGTGTGATCTTCATCTCAACATCAGCTCTCTTCAATAAGATTGAAGAAAGCTTCAATGGTCGAGGAGACTTCACAGAGAACTATGCTGTGGACCTACTCAGCAAAGTTGACTTTCTCTTCTTGGATGATTTAGGGAAAGAAAGCAGCATGAGCGCCAATCTTAAAGAGGCGAATGATTGGAGACAAAGGGTGCTATTCAAAATATTGGATAGCAGGCAAACAACATTCTTCAACACTAACTTGTCAAGTAATGACATCAAAACAATCTACAATCAAGCACTTGCTGACCGAATCTTCAAGGGAGCAAGCAAGCACATTTATAAATTTCCTGAAAGCATGGAAAGTCGGAGGTATTAACGAATGGAAAACAACAAACTAAAGGATCTAATTTCAAAAGTTCAAAAATGGTTCTATGATCGCAACTTACACACTCAAGAACCCAATAAGCAATTCCTGAAGCTCTATGAAGAAATTGGGGAGCTATCGAGAGGAATTGCTGAGAAGGATGAAGAAGTGACCAAAGATAGTATTGGGGACATCACTGTTGTATTGATTGGATTGACTCTTCAACTTGGAATCAACACAGAAGAAATCTTTCCAGAACAAGAAAAGTTCAGTTTCTTAAAAGCTGCAAAGACAGAAGATTACTTTGTATTGCTGTTGGATCAAGCTTTGGTGTCATATTTCAACCGTCAAGGCTATCAACTTAAAAGTGTAGTACATGAGTTGATGCGAATCTCTCAAATTATTAACTATGATTTTGTAGAATGCTTAAATAAAGCCTATGAAGAAATTAAGGACCGCAAAGGAAGATTGGTCGATGGTATCTGGATTAAGGAGGAAAGATTGAAATGAAAGAACGGTCATTTGAACAAATTTTAGAAGAGATGAATGATTCAGTGAATAAGCCAAATCATTATTGCGGTGAATATGGTCTGGAATCAATTGATGTCATCCGGAATTTTGCAGGAAATCTGAAAGGGGTTCAGGGATTCTATTGGGGAAATGCTATCAAGTATCTATGTAGATTCCAGAAGAAGAATGGGCTTGAAGATTTGGATAAGGCTAAGAAATATCTTGAATGGCTTATTGAGGATTTGAAGAATAATCATGAACAGGAGTGACAGCATGAGAGATTACACGAGAAATCAGATGGATCATTTTCGTCAACAATTGCAATTGTTGATCCTTGGTAAAGGACTAACACGCAAAGAGCTGTCAATGAAATTGAATAGAAACCCAAATACAATTCAACAATGGATCACAAACAAAAATATAAAACCAGCTCATGTCCATGAATTGTGTAAGTTCTTCAATATTGATGAAAAGGCATTGATGGGAGATCCAGAAGAATTGACAGATTATAGATTCTTTGATCAAGGGAAGTACATCTGTACAGCTCCACTGAAAGAATTGAGCAAGATCACAGGAAAAGATGTCTCACTTCTCAAGTATTATATACACTTAAATGAACGAGGAAGAGAAGCTGGTCAGTTTAGACTAGAAAGGGTAATTGAAGATGAAAAGTAAAATCAATTGGCTGATCATCAACTTGATCTCATTGACAGCTATTTCATTAGTCATCGCTATCAATCTCAATTCCAGATTAGTTGATCAAGAAAACAAAATCAAAGATATGGAATGGACGCTTCAGGAACATGAATTGAGCATCCAGAGATTAGCTGAACAGAACACTGCACAAGATACAATCTTGAATAAGTTGAACCAAGAATATCAAATGCAGGAACGCAAGAAAGCAGAAGCGCTCAAGGAAGCTGCTGAAATGAATAATGTCGGAGGATAATAATGATTAACAATGTGACTCTTATTGGTCGGTTGACCAGAGATGCAGAACTACGCTACACGCCCAACAACATTGCAACTGCTCAATTCAATATTGCATGCAATCGCAATTTCAAGAATGCAAATGATGAGTATGATGCAGATTTTATCAATTGTGTGATGTGGCGAGAACAAGCAGAACGTTTCTGTAATTGGACGAAAAAAGGAATGCTTGTGGGAATTGTTGGACGAATCCAAACAAGAAATTACGAGAACCAGCAAGGACAACGTGTATATGTGACTGAAGTTGTCGCAGAAAGTTTTCAAGTTCTTGAAAAGCGTGACAATACCGCAAATCAAAACAGCATGACGGAACAGATGCCACCAAGTTTTGCAAGCCCAATGGACATCACAGATGACAAATTGCCATTCTAAAGAAATCAAATATTGAAGAGGAGGATTTATAAAATGGAGGATTGTACTAGAGTTTTAGTTTATGGTAGCTTTGACGGGTTTGCTTATTCTACAGATGATTCGATAGCAATTAGTGTAGTTCTTGACAGTGGCGAAAAAGTAGAAATACCAGAAGAGTTTATTGTAAGCGCAGATCAAATGATCAATAAATATAAAATTAAACTAAAAGATGTCATCGAACGAATTGAAAAGTTTGATCTTGGAACTAAAGCAGTATGGATCAATGAAATTTTGAATAAACTTGGAAGTGAATATGGGTTTCATAAATATTGTGCAGGTTACAAGCAAGGTAAGTTTGATGGTGCTATGAAACGTGAGAGAGTCACAGTACCGCAGTATGTGGCTGATTTTATCACAGAACATAAAAAGCTAGGCCATACACTATCCTACTCAATAGATGCATGCATGTCTGATAGAGTTGCAGAATGGTATTGGGACAATTCCGAACTCTTTGCCCGTGCATGGCTTGACGGCTACGAGGTCGAACAAGAAAAGCGGTATGAAGTTAAATTAAAAAACACAGATGATTACCTTGTGAAAACAAACAATAACGACTACCGTTTTTATAACAACATTTACACAACTAGAAGAAAACACACCCGTGAAGAAATTGAAAAAGCAGGATTTGGCTGGGTGTTTGATTGTTCGGGGATAGAAGTTGAGGAGGTGGAAGAATGAACAATGAGGTATATGAAGAACTGGAAAAACTTATGAGCTTCTTTCCTGATTCATTTATAAATAGACAACTGGAACTAATTCTTATTCCAAAAACTAACACCTTCTTTTCTTTAAAAGACTGTTTTACCAAGAAAGATATCATCTCAAAAGTGTTGATGTGGTGTACTAGGGATATAGCTAAAGCCAGACCATATCAGCAACAAAAAAGGAATGTTGCATTTTACGTAGACAATCGTATGCGTTTGGAAAAATATTTAGGTGCAGACATCAATGTAGATGTAGTTTATCATTGTCTAGGAAGTGGGATTAACAAAGAATTGACACACAAGTTTATTGATAATGGATTCAACATGGAAATTCTATATTTAGAAGTTTAGGAGGTAATAGAATGACACGGCCAAACCTATACCCTTACACAAAGAATCAATGGGAAAAAGAAATAACACTGGTATATTTTGGTGTTAACACTAGTTTAAAATTGAGAGCAGAAAGAAATAGAATCACAAAGGAGATAAGACATGTCATTGAATAAAGCGAGAAAACGACTGATTAGAAAGTACCGTGGATATTACAATGGCCGTCTTTTGGGATTAAAAATAAAAACGGCTGATGATAAGAAATGGACAATACTTTCTCCAACTGTCGAAGATTTTGATCCAGATAGTATGGTTATGGAAGCAGGGGTTATTGATGCCAGTGTACTAGTTAGTGGCGACATCACTTTAGCGAATAAGGAAATAACAGTCAGTTTTAATCTGCCCAAGAAAAGCGATAAAAAACTGAGAAAAATTTTGAGGTAGTGGGATGGACTTTCAAAACTTTATCTATTTACTATTCGCACTGGTCTGGCTCTCTGGTCTGATCTGGGCTAGCGTGATAGCTTTTAAAAGCAGGAGAAAGAAATGAAGATGTATGTTGTAAGAAAGTATCACGGCCATGCAAGTTGGATTGATCCCAAACATTTAGCTGAATACACTGAAACCGAATTTGAAACAAGACATGAAGCACTTGCTCACTGTGAGAAATTAAAAGGTAAGGGGATAGTTGAAATCTATCAAAGAGAGGTTATTGAATGAAAAAATTAAACAACAGAGAATTGTTTAACCTTGATCAAGAATTATTCAATTTTCGTGGAATTGACAGGGCAATTTGGACACGCAAAGCAGAATTAATGGCGAAGAATGGTGATGACCTTGTTGGGGGTGGTAAGTCTGGAATCAGCAAACCAACAGAAAACACAGTGATGAAATTTGCTACTGATGTGACTCTGAAGAATCTTGAGCTGTTCAAAGAAACTGTTGAATCCTTTAAAAAGCAACTGACAGGAGAGCAGCTTGATATTTTCTATCTGAGATGGGGACAAGCCAATCTTGATTGGGAAGAAATTGCAGAAAAGCAATTTGTCAGCAATGCTACAATTTACCGCAAGCGTGCTGGTATCTTGGAAACGTATGCCAGAATGAAAGGTGTACTATAAATTGAGAATATAAGATATTGTATTCTCACACAAAATAAAATACTATAATCTTGTTCATGATAATCACATCATGGATGAGAGGGTCTCCTAATAGTGATTAGGGAGTTATCTCAAACGGTTAGAGCATGCTGGCGGAAAACAGTAGGAGTAGGTTCGATTCCTGCACTCCCAATTCCTTATGAAAATCAATTTTAATATAGAAAGGGGGAAGCGTATGGAAGAGGTCTCACCTATAAAGGACACGGATGACATTCAAGCCATGAAGGACTACCTGAGAGAATGGAATGAAATGTATTACATGCTTTTCATCACTGGTCTCAATACAGGCTTGCGTGTTGGTGATATCCTCACGCTCAAAGTCAAAGATGTTCAAGGATGGCACATCAAGCTACGAGAGAGAAAGACTGGCAAGCAGATTTCTCGTAGGATGACAAAAGAACTGAAACGAGAAATGAGGAAGTATGTTGAAGGGAAGCCATTCCATCATTTCTTATTCAAGAGCAGGCAAGGAGGAAACAAGGCCATCACTCGTGAACGAGCCTACCAGATCATCCATGAAGCTGCTGAAGAATTGGGCATTGACAATGTAGGAACTCATACAATGCGCAAAACATTTGGATACAAATACTACAATAAAACAAAGGACGTAGGCACACTACAGAAGATGTTCAATCACTCGTCTCCAGCCATAACGCTGAGATACATCGGAATTGAACAAGCTGAACTAGATGATGCTTTAAGAAACTTTGTTATTTAATTTTATAATTTTGACATTAACATAATGAGTTAGGCATAAGCTAAAAAAAGAGAAACGAATGAAAGCTATATCCTAAAAGGATTTCAGGAACAAGGCGAGCTTAACAAAATATAAGATATGTGAAAGTGAGGAGGAAAAATGGCTACTGCAAAAAGGACATCAGACATAACTGTGGCACTTTATGAATGGAATAAATTGAAAACCAGAGATATCTATGAAGAAGATAAAGAAATATTTGGGGATGGATTTGATTCTGTTTGGGATGGTAAAACTCCAGAAATTGACGAGGAAGTTCTTGTATATAATCCAAAGACCCAAGAGGTAACCACTGATATCTGGATTGATTTTGGGAACGGTGTTGGATTTGAAAACACTTATGAAGATACAGTATTCTGGATGAGTTATCCAAAACCACCAAAGGAGACGGAAGAATGATTCTAAATTTTCAAGCATGGGACAAAAATGAACGATGTATAAAAGAGCTTTGTTTAGCTCCAAAAAATATTTCATTGGACGATTTAGAACTTATGCAGTCAACAGGACTTGAAGATGCAAACGGTAATGAAATATTTGAAGCAGATATTTTGAGAAACAACGCACAAGGATATATTTTTCTTGTGAGATATGATCATGATAATTGTAGATGGTTTGGCGAAGGCATTACAATAAAGACCAGAATAGACATAACAAAAGACATTCTCCAATACTACTCAAAAATTGGGAATCGTTGGGAAAGTCCCGAATTATTAAAAAAAGAGAAACGCTACAAAGTAAAAATAAAAGCATCCGGTCAATACATCATGAGAGATCCTGATGAAGATGCAATTTATTTTTACAGTAGTAAAGCTTATTCAAAACTTACAAAGAAGCAACTGGAACAAGCTGGATTTGGCTGGGTCCTTGATTGTCCAGGAATAGAAGTCGAGGAAGAGAAATGAACAACAGTATGACGATAAAGGAATATATAGATACTCCTTTACTAAAAAGCGCAGTAGATGAATTGAACATGGACATCAAGAATAATCCAGGTTTGAAATATGAGATTGTAGGATATTCAATTTGTAAAGATGAAACATTCTGCACAACCGTTTCAGGAATCCTTGTACACTGGGAAGGTACACCATTCGAAAAAAAGATGAGAAAATAAGCTCTTGTTTTCTCACATAAAATAAAATATTATGATAGCATAGATTCAAGTGTGAGAGGGACAGACCAAAGAGATTGGCTGTCCTTTTTGCATGAGGATAATATATGTATAACAAAATAGTTAGACCATCCTTGAAGACAAGGAAGTGGGAGAAGTTCAGAGATAAGATTCTAAGGAAATATAATTATCTTTGTCAGGAAAGTTTGAGATACGGAATATCAGAACCGGCTGAAATGGTTCATCATATTTTTCCAGTGTCCGAATATCCTGAACTAGAATTCCAAGAATGGA